GTCCTCGTCTATCATAGTGAAACCAAAATCGAAATCGTCAGACATTATTTGCCTCCAGTTGTTTGCGCACGTCAGACCGAACTTTCTTAGTGACCTTCTTTTTCATCGCTTTGATGGCTCGGTCTAGTTTCAGTTTTGACACACGCTGTGTAAAGTTTTGTCCAATCATATGGTCATACTCATGTAAGACGACGCGAGCCGCCAACTCTTTAAAGTTCTCAACAACCTCATTACCATCTGTGTCATAATATCTAAGTGTGACATCTGTCGGGCGGCGAACCATTAAGAAAACTCCAGGAAGTGATAAACAACCCTCTTTCATCGCTACAGTCTCTTCACCGATAGCAATGATTATTGGGTTGATGATATACCTAGTCATTGAATCGTCGCTACCGAATACAAAAACTTTCTTATCAAACCCAACTTGGTTTGCGGACAAACCGATACCACCAAGTTCTTTCATACGCTCAAAAAGTTTATCACAAAACTCTTTCGCATTATCTTTTTCAAAGTCTAACTCTTGCGGCTCACGCTTTAAGAGTTCGTCACTAAATTCTAGTAGTTCCATTATGCCATCACCGAGTAGTTTTGTTTTTTCTCAAATTTTATTACTGATCTAAATTTATCGAATAGCTGGTCGCCTTTATGACTAATAACAAATACATTGGTATCTTCACCAATTGTGTTTAATAAAGTCATAACATAGTCAGTTCCATTATTATCTAGCGAACTGTCAAACACCTCGTCGAGTATGAGAAGGTTTGTTGCTGCACTATTTTTCATCTTCGCGATAGTTCTCCAAGTGAATAGTAACGCCAAATCAATACGCTGCTTCTCACCCTCACTAAATGAGGCATAGGAAAACTTGTCACGCCCACGAGATTTAATTGTCTCGTTGAACTTCTCATCAAGGTTGAAGTTGACAAAGAAGTCCATGGCTGCTAAGTATTTATTCGCTAGAGAATTGATAGCTGGAAGATACTGCTTAATAATACGAGTTTTAATACCAGAGTCTTTAAGAAGAGAAGATGCTGCAGTCATATAATGCATCTCTTGATTCTTATTAGACCGTATCTTATTTTTAGAAGTTACTTCTTTTGCGAGCGTGACGAGTTTTTCTTGCTCGGTTTCGATATCAGCGGTGCGTTTTCGAGTGTCGCCCAACTCTGCATGTAAGCGTTGAAGATATCTTTGATTAGAGTTGATTTCATTATTCGTTTCAATAATGTCATTCTGTAGTCCTGTATATTCTACTATCAAGCGATCCAGTTCTGAGAACTCTGAATCAAGTTCTGAAGAAGCCTCGTTGATTTCTTTGATTTTTTCTTGCCGTTGCTGTTGGATTGTTTCTTTATGCTCGTGTGGAATACCTTGCTTACAGGTTGGACAATCATCATGTTCTTCATAAAACTCGAGTTCTTTGTTAAGTTTGTTTACCTGAGACTGGAACTTGTCTTTGAATTTTTCGAGTTTTCTCCGCTTTGTTTCGGGGTCACCAAGACTCTGCGCCTGTTCTGACTTGCCTGCTGCTGTTGCTTGGAGTTCCGTAATCGCTGTGTCCAACTCATCAATTTTTCCCTCGATCTCAGTGATTTTTTCGGCTTTATTAGATTCCAACGTATCTATATATTGTTTTTGAATTTCTGCCTTTTGTTTTGATACTTCGACATCAGCTTCGATATCTCGGATCTCACCTTGTAGACCTGTAAGCTGCTCTTTCAACAACCCATTCATAGTCGTAAAGATTTGAATGTCTAGGATGTCTTCAATAACTTCGCGACGAATATGAGCAGGAAGCTGCATAAAAGGTGTGAAGGACGCACTACCGAGGATAACAATCTGAGTGAATGATTTGTAATTCAGGTTCAGGATAGATTCTTCTAGATACTTTTGTGTATCTCTCAGGGCAGCATCCTGATCAATCATCTCGTCGTTGCGATGGATTTCAAAGAAGTTTGGCTTAACACCACGTCTCACTAAATACTTGTGCTTACCAGAACGAAACTCAACCTCTACCTCGAGGCTCTTCCCGTTTATTGAGTTCACGAGTTGAGGTTTGTTAATGTTACGAAATGGTTTATTGAACAGACCAAAGCACAATGCATCTAGGAATGTCGACTTACCTGCACCATTGTCACCAACGATAAGTGTGCTGGGTGAGCGAGTAAAGTCAACCTCAGAGAAAGAGTTACCTGTGGAAAGAAAATTTTTCCAGCGAAGTTTTTCAAAGTAAATCATTTTTTAATTTATACCTTATGACAAGACCAGTCTTACTGCCAGACATCTTAGATGTTCCGTGTATATTTGACGAGTCGAATACTATTGCTGATCCAGATACATGCTCATATGCTTTACCAGAGAGGCTGTGATAATCTTCTTTACAACCCCAAACACCTTTCAAATATTTCTCATAAAAATCATTATCGATAGGCTGATCAGTTTTATTTTCTATTGGGTATTCGTGGGGTGCACCTTTGATTGCAGGGTTTGTTGGGATGTATATGAGAGGATAATCAAAAAACCAAGTAACTGACCACTGTCTCCACCTCTGGTCAAAAACTAACAAGCTACTTGGAGAATCATTTTGAAGTGGTATTACAACATTTAAACCTTCTCCCCACGAAGGGTTGAAGTCGGTGTGTAAAAAATAAGAATGTTCATGAGAATAAAAATGTGAAGATTCCCAGTTAGTCTCAAACCTCTCATCGATTAATGGATCTAATCTTTCTTCTACCAAGAGACGTATGACTTCACTATCACCGACAGCAAAGATTTTCATCTCTTGGTCGATAGTATAATCTCTTTTATCATATATGTCAAGCAGTAAGTCAACTTCTGACTCACTAAACACGTTCAAGTGTTGTTCGGTCATGCCAAGTTTCTTGCTTCTACATACAAAGTTTTCATAACATTCTTCAGTTTGTCTCTATCAAGATCTGTTTGGATGTTGTCAATATAATCATCGAGTAATGTGATTGTATCTTCAAGGTCTAAGTTATCTGCATCGATAGCATCATCCTCAAACTCAGAAAAATCTTCAATGATTTTTAGTTCGATTAAATCACAACTTTCAAGTCTATCTATGAAGGCGTCGAACCTATGAAAGTCAGACTTGTTAACAACAACAACCTTTACAGATCCACCCTTAATACGAGTAAAATCAATAGCGTCGAGGCTTGCTCGAGAAGCATCGTCTGCGTCGTTGTAATAGAATTTATGAAAGATGTTAAATGGGTTCTGGATGAATTCAAGTTCATCAGTCTCCGTATCATATATATGAAAGCCTCTAGGGTCGTCATAATCGCTCCAAGTAATTTCATAAGGGTTGCCAAGATAAGTAATATTGCCATTAGTGCTGCGGTGATGAAAATGACCAGAGCAGACAAGATCGAATTTATTAAATATCTTTGGATCCATGCCGTGATCGTTTGCATGACCTTTATACATCTGGAACCCAGCAAGTTCATAGTGTCCGAAACATACTGTAGCATCTGTTTCATCGATTGCCTCCATAGTCTGTTGATAGTTATCAGAGCAGATCCAAGGTGTGAATAGGATATTCTTTTTTCCAAAGGTCAGTTTGGTAACTTCGGGATAGATTGTAATATTATCATAATCCATCAGCAACAACTCAGGTGAATTTACCTCGTTGGTGTTCTTGAAGTATGTATCGTGATTCCCTGGAATCATATGCATATCAATATCAAGTTCTTTGGTGCGGTCAAAGAAATACTTGCGACACTTCTTATAGGTATTGAAATTGATAAACTTACGACGATCGAAGATATCACCAAGATGGATGATTGTTTTAATCTGTCGTTTTTCTAGTTCGGGGAAGAATTTCTCTGTATAGAATCGTTCAAAGAAACTGTCGAATGGGATTGAGTCTGACCTCGCACCGAAGTGCGTGTCAGTAACAAGTGCAATTTTCATTAGGCAACCATAAATTCAGGGCGATTACGTTTGGTATAGCGAGCCATATCCATTTTGTAAGTGCGATAGTAATTACGATACGCATCAATAGAGTCTGGCAGTTTAACATCATCAGGCATAGCTTGGGGCATCTTAGTCAATGGACCATCTTTGATATTATGAGGCGGCATGTTCAAAATGCCTTCAAGTTTTTGCTGAGTCAGGTGCACTTTACCATAGCGGTGGGTGTATTCCTTACAGAGTTCTTCCCACAACGAATACAACCACATGTAGTTAGTAAACGTAGAACGTGCCCAGATAGCTGAAGGGTGATTAATATGTGATGCTTTATATAGAACACCATCCATATTATCATTAGGATGACGCCACCGCTTCATCTTACGACCTGAAGAATCATCAATATAGACTTCACCATCAAGCATACGGTGAGCAGTCGACATAAGTTGAGCATACTCGATAATCATCTTGACAACATGCTTGTCAAGGTGCATCTGGGCGGCAGTTTCAAAATTCTCGTCAAGGTAAAAAATATTCATAGTCCGAGGCTCCTCTTTATCTCTCGTTGTGCATCAGATTTACCTAAGTTGTAAACCTCATTAATTAGATTATAGAGGTCTGTGCCATTAAAGTCAAGCACATTAATTGATACTGCTTTGCCACGCATATCCTTACTCTCGATGATCAACCCATCAACAGCAGGAATCGGACGGATGTCAGTAATATTACGCAAAAGATTTGTGTATGGATATGGCATTATTTTGTTCCTCTTAAAATTTTCACTAAAGTATTTGTTTGACTGATAGCATCATCAAGTGCATTATGCCATTGACCACCTTGCTCATTTTCTACTTGGCGAATATGTGCATTGTTCACACCAAATAAGTGTGTGACTGTCTTATAACAATAACAATGCCAGTATTTCCAAGGAACAGGAATATTTAGTTCGTGACAGGCTGACTCGATGATACCCAAATCAAACTGTGCGCTGTTACCCCACGTTGGCGTTGATACGCCATACCATTTCACGAAGTCAGGAATAACTTTGTCAAACTGTTCAACATCAACCATGAGAGATTTTAATGCTGCTGGGTCTTTTTTTGACCACCAATCTATCGTTCCCTTGTCAATATGCCGATTGAATTTCTTTGCGGTCGAGGCGTCGATGTTTTGATAATATGTGTCGATGACACCGTTTTCAATATTAAATTTTACAGCACCAATTGATAAAATCGCGGCATTGCCATGATTGCTTAGTGTCTCAATATCAATCATAACCTGATATTTTTTAGGATCTTCATAATCAAATTTATACATTACCACTTACCTGTTATTGTATCAGAGTATTCGAAAGAATAATCGATTGTATCATTCGTATCATCTGTTTCCATTTCAGCTTCAAGAATTTCTTCTGGTGTTCTTTGCCCCAGACCATATTTGTTCTTAGCTAGACGTTTCGCTCTGTCAACTACTCTACCTTTTGAACTGGTAAAATCAACAAACCTAAATGGCATATGACCTTGTATCATATTTGCTTCTATATCGAGATTCCAGTTACCATCATCATTGATTGAGAAGTTTAATTCTGCATTATATGGACAATCACCAAAAGAGATAAACCCCTCAATGCCAAAATGCTCCCAATCTATCTCAGGCGAGAACCTGAATTTAATATCAAACCCGCCTCTTGTTCTCCACAATAGTCTGAAGAGCGGAAACATTTCATTTAGCAATGATTCAGCAAAAATATTACCATCATATTTTATGATGTCAAAATCAAAGTCCTCACGTTCAATTTCTTTTATAACTGATTCGTCGTGAAAAGTCAAGGAATAATATCCGAAGTTCTGATCGTCTCGAATATCAACTGCTACACCCTTTGAGTTATTTTCTGGGGAATAAATTGGATTAATGACAACCGTTTCTAATAAATCAGTGAATAAAAAAGCAGATTTAACCCTAGAAAGAACATGTGGTCCAGCCACCTTATGGTCACAAGATATCCAATGGTCATGATAAGTATTATTTGATAAATTATGTTTCTCGGGATTTTGGCCAATAATAGTATCAACATTCGGCATAAAACCATGCCCAAGACTTAAAGAATTTAGATTTTTTTCTCTGACTCTCCAGATAAATTGCAATGTCTGGTAGAAATCATTTTTTGTCTCGTTTGGAAAGCCAAAAAGAAAATTTGTCATAGCATGGATCCCGACCTTCGTGATGTCATCGAAGTTTTGTTCCATCTCTTCAACGGTTACTTTCTTATCCATATTATCAAGAACAGATTGACTTGCTGACTCACAACCAAAATTTAATGCTAAACAACCACCATCTGCAATTGTCTTCAAATAATCTAAGTCCATTCTCCCATCATGTCTTGCATATCCCAGCCATTTTATTTCCCTTCCACTTTCAGTGATCCCCTGTGAAAATTCTTTCAATGCTTTTAAGTT